GTACCAGTCGACGTAGCTGTTCTGGGCAACCGAGTAGCCGTTGAAGGCGAACTCCGTGCCAGCAGCCGATCCAGCGGTCGCACCAATGTACAGGGAGACGGTGGCTGCACCAGCGCCTTTGTTCACGATGCGGATGTGGGTAAGAAGGATGTACGGCTGCGTCATCGTGAAGCCGACTGGGCCGGATAAGGACGTGACGGCTCCGTTGACCATGTTCGTAGCGGCGACTGGCATTGCCGTCGGTCCGCATCGTAAGGCTCGGTTTTGCATGTTATTTTCCTCTCAGAGAGTGGTAGCTTAAAACAAATTCCCGAATTCAGCAAGATCAGGCCGCAAACAGCGGCATGTAGTACAGCGTGCCGCCTAGCGTCACCGGGAGCCATATGGCTGGAGTCGTCTGATTGGTGGTTCCGGGTTTGTTCGTGGACGTGAAAGTGGCACTCTTAGCACCAGTAGTCCCAGCTGCGGACAACCCGAGAGTGGGGGTTGATGCACCCCCAGCATAAATATAGAGCGCTCCCGCGGAATAGATGGCGGAGTCAGTTTTCAACCGCACACCACCAGCAACGCCGAAATCTGTGCCGGCTTGTAAGATGGTGTTGCCGGCGGTGTTACGCCAAGTAAAAACAGTTGAGTCCCCGATGACATTCAAATTATGAGTGGTGTCTATATAAAAACTCGCAACACTGTTGGTGCCGAACATCAACGGAACAGCACCCACTGTGTAAAAGTTTGCGCTCTCACCGGCGACTCCGTTTGGCAACCACGCCCCCACATAGCCTGTCGAAGTGAGAGTGAGTTGAACAGCGTGCGGCGCCGTATTTTGCACCGCGAATCGCACGTAGTCAGCAACACCGACAGTCGTCAATGTCTCCACCAGAGTGTAGGACCCTGCGCCTTCAAACACATAGGCGCCTGTAATCGTCTGAGGCTGCGCAGGATTAAACTGCGGCCACATTTGGGATGCGTCGTCAAAATCGTAGTCGCCGTATGCCGACCACATCGGAACAATTGAACCCTGCGCACCAGTAGGGCCTAGCTGCCCAGTGGGGCCGGGGATGACCAGAGCATCGTCCACGTCATCGGGGTACAGGAAGGGTGAGATCTGCCCTGCTGCACCGGTAGCACCCGCTGCGCCGGCTGCGCCAGGGAGGCCGGGGATGACAAGGGGATCATCCGGGTCGTCAGGGTACAGCTGAGGGGCATTGTATCCGGAGGCGCCTGTAAGTCCTGTCAAGCCTTTCGGGCCGGGGACGATCAATGAATCTTCCATGTCGTCCGGGTACAGCTGTGGGGCATTGAATCCCGCGGGGCCGATGATGCCGGTCAAGCCGATCGGACCGGGGACAATATGTGCATCGTCCGGATCATCCGGCCAAGTGACGACGGGGGCAGAGGCTCCAGGCAGACCGGGAGCACCAGATGATCCTGTTGCTCCAACAGCGCCGGGAGTTCCGGGGACAATCATCGGGTCCTCTGGATCGTCAGGCCACACGAACATAGCGTTCGTGCCGGCTTTGCCTGCAGCACCGACGGCACCAGTAGCGCCGGGAATCATCAACTGGTCGTCCGGATCATCCTGAATCAGCACGGGAAGGCCAAGAGTCAAAGTCTGAAGTGGTGTAGCAACCCATCCCTTCGCGGTGCGGTACGGAACGCCGCCGACTTTAGAACCCATTTGATCGAGCATGGGCAACTGGAAACGTGCGAACGGTGCCGCGTCATCTTGGTCCTCGGGGTACATCGACTGCCCGATCGCGGCTAAGCCAGCTGCGCCGGTTGCCCCAACCGTGCCCACGCCAGGGCCGCTCACTCCGCCAGCTCCTACACCGGCTGGAATAGAAGCCGCGCCAGCAGCGCTCCCGCCAGTGAGTTGAAGGGCGCCGTTGACCATCGTACCGAGACCGAGGGCGACAATCTCGTTCGCGCGTACATAGCTGAAACCCGTGTCGCCGCGCTGACGAGCCGCAACCTCGACAGATTCTTTCAACTGCCGAAGAATGGTCGCATGGTTAGACCCATCGGCCGCCGGCACCTGAATCGCTGAGACGGGGATAGGGATCGTCCGCGCCGGGATGGTTACACCTGAGACCGCCACGTATCACCTCTACGATTTCATAATAAAGAAAATCCCGTAGTACGGGGGAGACGTCGCAGTGAATGTATGCGTGTGCGAACCACCGCTGGCCATGGTGGGAGTGAACGGTGCGGCAGTTCCAGCAGTGTTCGGAGAACCGGCGAAGCTTACCTTCGTGCCAGCGCCGGTGCCGGCAAACAGATAAGAACCGGGAGCGCCGTAGCCGGGAATGCCGATGACAGCCGCGCCGCTTCCAAAGTAGTAATCGAACGGGTGCAAGTGCGACGGAAGGTTAGCAGTCGTCAACACAACAGGAGTAAGCGTCACACCAGTCGCGGCATGAGCATCGGTCGTACCTGTGACACCGCCTTGCGTGCCAAGCCCATAAAGATTACCCGCGGCGACAGGAAACATGTCCGTCATGTTGGGAGTAGTAGGATAGTTAGCAGCGTTGCACAGCAAATAACCAGCGGGGATCGCGTTGCTCGCGCCGCTCCACATGATGACAGCTTGCGACGGCACCAGGCCGTAGCCAGACGGCATGTGGGCCGCTATATTCGCCGTCGTCAGAATCGTGCTACCGCCAGAGGTCGCAGGCGTGGCGCTGTCCGAGGAGACCAAAACCTGGTTACCCGTCTGCGCCGGCGCCCCGCGAAGGGCACCAGTGAACTCTCCCCCCTGGATACTCCCGGTGGAACCGAGAGCGATAACGCCGTTGACAGCCGTTGAACCAGTCAGAGTGTCCCCGCCTTTCTTTTGTAGGAACGAACCCAGCACACCGGAGGTCACGCGCATCTCTACGCGGGAGCCGGACGCGAAATTCTGCTCGGGAGTACCTTCCTCCCCGCGCGTAACAGACAGAACGTCGGTGGCGATACCAGTGACGTACATCACTTCGATGTTTCCGGAAGTGTCTTCTACGGTGACTGCCAGCTGAGAAGTAGGGTAGCTCGGCACGGGGAAATTCGCGCCGGTGGTAGCCGTCACATTGATAGACGCGTCTCCGGCATTGACGAGACTGGACAACAACGTCGAAACGTTGTCCTTGAACAAAAACAGTGGGGCGTTGCTCATGGGTCAATCTTCTCTTTGATATTGTACACAACGACATCTTCCAAAATTTGACCTAGGCTGGTCGTCGCGAGGAACTGCACGACGTACTGGTTCTGATCAGCAATGGTCGGGTTGGCGCAGCTGGCGAAGTACGCAGCCTGAAGCGACGGCGCGGGCGCGATGGCTATGCTCGTAATCGCGAAGCCACCCGCGTTGGCCAAGTCCGTCGGTGACGTAATCTCGTTCGCAACCACCGAAACCAGGATCTCGCCTGTGGCTAACTCAAGGGTGTAGTCGAGAAGGTAGCGTTTATTCTCGATCGGGCTCTGGTTAAAACGGGCACTGATGTTCACTTTGCCACCACCGTAGTGTTTTCCACTGGCATGTAAATCTTAGGATTTATCGAATCCGCTGCGTTCAGCATAACAGGCGGGAAGACCTGGGTCGAACGGAACCCTCCACAGAGGGTCGAGGTTAGAGGCAGGCACGAGCCGCCGAACGGGCCGGCGGGTACGAAATTCGCGGTGTAGCGGGCTAAGCCGGCTGTCACGCGCACTTCGTCGATGTACCCCGGAGCGATGCCGCCCTCTACGCCAGAGTCCCATCCAATAGTAAAAAACGAAGGGCCTGGCACGCCGTTCGTCGGGAACACATAGGTATCCCATACCGGGGCGCCTACAAAGCCACCTGGCGCACCCACCCCATTCAGATAAAGATTTATGTACGTACCATATCGCACCAGTGCGACATGATTCCATGCGCCCAGCGCGAAGCCGGGCGAGACTGTAATGCTCAGTTCGCCGAAGCCGGCGTTCGTGCCTGGCTGCACGCTGACGCCGTTGTTGTCGCTGCTAATATAATAGCAGGCGAAACTGAGGCCGCCCTGATTGCCAGCGTATGCGCCTTGATCGGCTCCGTAGTTGAGAAGTACCGGCTCTCCGCCAGCAGAAACAAGCCACACCCAAAACTCGATGGTAAAATCGGCGATGCCACTTAGGACATCCAGCGGGCCGCCCTGGATAATGGGCACAGAAATATACGTGTTAGCGCTCGTAGCGGTGTCCGGCAGTGAGAGCGCCGACGAGCCAAACATCGCCTCGGTTGTCGACAGCGCGGCGTTCCCGGAAAAGGACATCGGAAAAGCATTCACCGACGAATCAATGGTAGACGTCTGCGCGTTGCCGCCATCAAGATGCAGCAAGAGGGCATCATCGTAATAGTACGGATCGCAGGCAGTCATACCTGGAACCAACCGCCGTGAGCTTGATCCGGCGCGATGTAATAATTAAAACCGTCCGCCGTGAATGGAAAACCCGCTCCAGCTGACGAGTAATAGATCAGTTCCGACGTTGAGTCGACGCCTGTGTCGACATATAGGATTATTCCTATAATCGGGTTCGGCCATGTGACGCCGTCGAATTGGGGCAGCAGCCCATAACACAGGCCGTTCACAGACGTCTGAGCTTCCATGTAGGAGCCCAACACATTCGAGCGCGCGGCAATGGCGCCGGCGGGGATATCGCTGACGTTTTTATCTTTGTTGATCAGTGGAATGTAAGTGCTGTCCACGAGTAATGCGGAAACCCGCAACGCAATCCAGGTCCACTGTTTGGTCGCGAACTGCTGACTAGCGTTGCCATAGAGGAACGTGAGAGTCGTAGGCGCAGTCATGGCTCAATCCGCCACTGCTGTCGGGTTTCCGATGAAGTGCCGCCCTGCGAACGGCGGGAACCGTGCGGGGGTGTCAACACCCGAGTAAGCCCGGTTTGCTTCATCGCGAGCTTTCAGGATCTCCAGGCGATACATCGTGTGATAGTCTCCTGCGGCTGCCGGGTCGCTCCACGGCTTTCCCCTCATGCGATACAGCCGCGCCATCGTACCCCACTGCAACGCGTCCAGATGCTGCGTAAGGGCGATGTTCGGCAGCTTCGTGGTGTTGACCACGGGCAGCAGCACAGCGTAGATCCACAGGATAGATCCGTAAGCCTTATCCGGAACAGGGTACAGCTGCAGCAGGTCAGGGCGGATCATGAAGTAGCGTGACGGCGGCGAGACGTCGGGACCGATCAGCAAGCGGGCGGACGGAATCAACGCCTGCGGAAACTGCGCGCCTGTGACGGTTGGATACAGCCACGCATCCAACACGTACTGGATCTGCTTGTATTGATCCACCGGGTTCAGTTCGATCGGATTGCCGATCGCGCCGGCGCCCTGCGCAATGTTGTACGGGCCGACAGTGTCCCGCCAACCAGTGGACATCGTGTAGAAGTGTCTGATCGTGTCCTGCAATTCGCTATTGACCAGACTGTCCGGGATGGCTGGAGACCTTGTTAAAATCTTCGACACTATGTAAGTAGTGGATTGTCCCGCAATCGCCGACGACGACTGCCCCACCCCATCCAAGGTAACTAAGGCCATTTTTATTCTCCAGCGCGTTCAAGATACGCTATCGCCCTCCGCAGTCCAGCTATAGTATCACCGAGCTTGCCAATCGACGTATTACAGTCGAAACACAACCAGCCGCGGAAGCGCTTCGGGTTTTCGGCGTGGTCTAGGCATAGCTCTCTAAATTGGCCAGACGGCGGCTTATTACAGTTTTCACAAGTCGCCGGCTGCGGGCGAGTAGGCTCTGGAAGCCCGGCGCGGCGTCTGCGCCACGCAGAAACCTTCGCCCTGTTCTTCGCCTTCCATGCGGCATTCGTCGCTGCGCGGGCCGCGGGATGCGACACTGCGTACTTCTTCGTAGCTGCCGCTCGTTTACCGGGGTTTTTAGCCGCCCATCGCCGCTGATAGTCAGGATTCTTAAGCCGCCAGAGGCGACGAACTTCCTTTGCGTGCTCGCGATTAGCCGCATAGTATGCACGTTGATACGCGCTCCGATCAGCCGCCGGCGCCCCCGAGCATTTGCTTGAAGGAGGCGAGGAGTTGAGAGGATCTGCCTTGGTCGGTAAATTCATCATCCCCCAATTCTAGCAGGCCCGTAACCAGAAAGCAAAGAGCATTAAAAAACAAACGATCATCCACAGGGAGGGGAGTTGGCGGCGTGAGCCCAAGATCGATTTCGGCGTTGAAGTACGCCATCGGAAGGGAGGCATTTGAAAGAATGCCCTGCGTGAAATTTCCGATCCACGCATCAGGCCGATACCGGTACAGCTCACGAAGCGCTGTGTTGATCTTCCCCATCACCATATCTTGGGTATAACGGAAATTTGATCCGCCGACGCCCACATCATTGATCAGAAGCCTGATCTCAGAGACCAGATCATCCAAACTTTTTGTGGTGTACGTAACCATTATGTTGTTCTCTTTCTAGGTACGCGCGGGCGCGCGCTGTGTTTGTGACCATGGACGCTCTTTTTTGAGATATAAAATGGCGCGTTCGAGTGCTTCGATGGTATCACCTAGCTTGCCTAGCCCCAAGTTGCAGGCGTTGCAAAGCCAGCCGCGGAAGAGAGCGTGCTTGTGATCGACGGAGAGATGACAAAGCGTCCCTCTTCGGACCAGCACCTCGGCCTTCCCACAGATCTCGCATCCAGCGGGCTCAGGGGTTACAGGGTCCGGACACCCACGAAACTTGCGCACCGCCTTGCGCGTCTTCAACCTGTGATATTCCGGGTTCTTAGCGCGCTTATCCTTGTCGTATTTGCTGTATTTCGCCGGGTTTTCCTTACGATCCGCCCTCTGCTTTGCCGCGTCCCACATACACCTCTCCATACGATGAAAGCCCCAAACCGTTGCCAGCTTGGGGCTTTCAGATCGTCATGTCAAGGCTTATTTTACAGCCCGGAGTTGACCACTACTGCGAAGCCTACTAAGGTAGGGTTTATTACTTGAAATCCCCAAACCATCAGCCCGCGCATCAGGGTGCCGAAAGTTGACTCAGAACGCAAGGTCTCAACCTTCGTCATCTGCGACGCGAACGTCAGGCCGAGCGAGTGGCCGAAGTACACGCCGTACTCCGTGTTGGTGGTCGTTAGAGCGTTGACCCCCAACCCGCCTGTGCCGGCCGGGTTGTTGATCGAGGCCAGTTCCGGGTAGGTCGTACCGGTCGCCTGCGCATTCGTCGTGTTGCCCATCGGCATCAGGTTCGAAACGTAGACGGTGAACCGGTCGATCATACCGAGGCGCCCGTTGCGGGCGATAGACACGGCATCGCCTGTCAAATACGCCTGCTGGAAGACGCCACGCTTGATCATCGCAGCTGCCCATGCCGGCAGCACGATCCAGCGACCAGTCTCGGGAACGCGCTGTTCGTCGAGCACCAGCCCGCAGTCGATGATGAAGTCCACAATCTTACGTGCGAGCAAGGTCGTGGTACCCGTGTTGCCGTTCGTGCCGGCAACTGAGCCTAGGAACAGAGGCACGCCAGGGACGCCGGCGGCCGTCAGCGTGTTGACGCTGTAGCCGAGGTTGATCGAGGCGCTGATGCGGCCCGCGGCCGTTCCCATGTTGTTCGCGGAAACGTTGTTGCCGATGGAGTCGATCAGGAGGAGCTGCGTGTCGACGTAGACTTTCATCTGCTCAGAGGCGTTGTCCGCCCAGTTGCTGAGAAGATCGACGTCGGACTGGATCTCCATCACATCGTCGAGGACGGTATTGAAATACGCGCCCTGGTTGATGGACAGAGTGACCAACGGGCTCGACGGGCGCTGCACAACCAGAGCCTGGTTCGCGGCGTACGCCTGAATGTTGATCGTCGGATGCGTGCGGATGTTGACGGTGTCGCCGAAGTTTCGGATCTCACCCTCGTAGTCCGTGGACGCGATGGCACCCATGACGGTAGCATCGTAGAACTTCTCTACGAATTTGCCGGACCAGATGACCGGAATGAAGACGCCTGAATAGGCGGGACTGGCATTACTGCCAAGATACGGAGTACCCAGTGGGTATGCACCAACGTTGCTCATGACACTTCACCTTTTCCCGAAGGAATCTGTTGTTGTTCTTCTACCGATTCGCATGGATGTCGGGTCGGTCGGGTTTCACCCGGCCTTCCGCGGTCGCCAAAGCGACTTCGGCCTGGAAGCGCGCGTACTCTTCTGCAGAGACTTGCTTCTTCCGCACGCGGGTGTAGAAGTTTCGGATCTCAGTCTCACTGATAACCCTCTTCGACCCGCTACCTTGGGGAGTCGCCGGAGGCTGTCCGCCCTGTGTCTGGGGGACTACGAGTGTCGCTGGGTCCACGATCGGGGCGCCAGGGGCTCGTGCCTGCTCGGGGTGTTCCGTTGCATACGCCTCAAAGATGGCCACAACGCGTGCGCGGTCGAGGTTCTTGAAGGCGCTCGCCAGTGCTACGTGGCGAGTTACACCACTGAATATATCAACAATTCTCAGCCAGTCAAGAAAATGGTCACTTTCGTTGATGACCCGCCATTGCGATACGGCGCGGTCGAGGGCGTCCCAAATGTCCTGTTTTCGGTTCTCGATGCTCGACGTCGCGTTCTGCGTAGCGGCCTGTCGCAGCTGCCGCAGCTCATTTTCGAGCTTGCCGATCGTCGGCTGATACATGTTCTGGGCAAGTCGAACCACTATTGGGAGCAGCTCGCCATAGTCCTTTATGTCGGTATCTGTAGCACCAAGAGACTTCAGGAAGTCCTCGGGAGACTGGGGGGCTGACGGCACCTGCGCGGGCGGCTGAGTCGTCGGCTGGCGTGAGAGCAGGTCCCGCACAAGCAGGCTGTTCTCCTCCATCTGGTTGCGCATGGCGCTCGTCTCGGCATTGTACTTGCCCTGCAGAGCGGCGTAGCGGGCTTCAGCGAGGCGCAGGCGTTCGGCCTCAGAGACGGCAGGGGGCGCCGCGGCAGCGCCGGGGGAGGGGCCTGCGGGGGCGCCAGGGGGCGCGGCGGGCGGCTCGTCGCCAGCGGGGGGAGTGTTCAAGTCCTTGATCATCTGATTCGCGGTATCCACCTGCTTCTGAACAGCAGACGGAAGTTTCGCGCCGCCAGGGGCTGGGCTCATGTCAGATCTCCATTGTGTCGGTTTATGTTAAGAAGGAGGTTGCGCAGCGCGCGGCACTCGCCGCGGAGCGCCTCGTCGGGCATAGGACTGTTGAGCAACGCCGTGACACGGTCATTGTAATGTGACTCGATTGTACGCACGTAATGCGTAAAGCTGGCGTTGTCTTTTAGGCGGGTGATGGCATCTGCCAACTCCGCTCGGTTGAATGGCATCAGTATTTCAGTGGGTTTCCCAACGCTCCTGTAACAAGATCAGTATCGCCTTTTGAGGCGGCAGTCTTGCTGTAATCACGCATATACAGCCGGCGGTGTGCCGGCGCAGGACCAATGTCAGACGGCTCGCCGTCCGACAGCAGCTGCTCTTTCAAGCATTTGCTGCCGTGTGACTGCTCGCGCTTCGACTCCGGCCCCTTTTTAGGGTAGGAGTCGCCTGACTTGGTGCCGGATTTCTGCATTAGAAAATGCTCGGTGCTTTGTGGGACATCGTCTTGCCTTTCTTGTCGTAGGACGTCTTGAGTCCGTACGCGGGCGGAGACTGGCCGCCAGAGCCCGTGCCGTGGCCGCCCAGTTTGAAGTGGCCGGAGTTCGAGCCGATGACCTTCGAGGACTGCGGGTGCGTGTTCGCACTGCCAATTGTGGCAATCGGCTTATTCTCAGTGTAGGTAGGCCCAGTGGACTGAGACTGCGCAGTGCTCGACTTGATCTTGCCGGACGTCTTGCCCGGACCGTGAAACTTGGATGGGTCAGTGGCCTGAAGAGTCGGACCAGCTTTCTGTTCCTCGATGCCACCTGGATGTATCTTGCCTTTCATGGGGTTCGTCCCTCTTGTTGTGTGGTGATGATATTACACGAGTCTCGTCAGGTCAAACCTGCGGAAGAGGGGCCGCCTGGACAGTATTAAGTGGTGCGAACCCCTGCGGCGCGGCTGGAATTCCTTGGACCCCCCCAGTTCCAGGCGGAGCAGCGCCCGACGGCGCCGGCGTCTGCGCCCCCGTAGAATTGAAGCCGGCACCGGTGCCTCCGGGAGGCGCGGGCGGGGGAAGCGCTGCGGACGCGGGCCAGCCCGGAGGGACGATGACGCCAGGAGGCAGACCCGGCAGAGCGGGCGGCTGACCAGCGGCGGCGATAGCGTCCTCGGGCTGTGTGACTTTGATTTCCATACCGATGTTGTCTGCAATCTGCTGCAAGATGCGAGCCATCTCCCCCGGACCGAGGAGACCCTGATAGGACGGGTTGTTGACCAACTGCAAGAACTGAAGTTGCTTCGTCAGGTCCTGCTCCTGCTTCGCCGCCTGGCGCACACCCTCGACTACGATGCTCTCGTCACCACGCAGCATCCCGGTGGAGTCCGTCAACATGATGAAATCGTAGAGCATCTCCAGCAGGGGCTGGAATATGTCGGTGTCAATGTTGTCTGCGACGTTTTGCAACGTCTTGTTCGCATTGTTGATCAGCATCGACAAGCCCGATGCTGTGCGCCCGGCGCCCCCCGCCTGTCCGTTACCGGTGAGGTACTTAGGGATTGTGCTCACGTCGTCGAGCATCGATGAAAACTTGTCCACGATCCCCATCAGCTCCTGCGCATTGCTCTGGGGTTGGAAGAACTCTACGGGTTTCGATTGTGGGTTGGACGGGTCGCTCAGGACCTTCCACCGCTTCCACGGATACAGCGAGTCGTCCTGCGACGGGGACAGCAACTCCTCGTGGTAGACCACCTGGGGTCCCGAGGAGATCGCTATGTTGTTGATCAGGGCGCGCAGCGTGGCGTTGATGACGTCAGTGATGTCATTCGCGAGTGCGGGGATGCCGTTGCCGTACAGCGACCCCGGCTGTTTATCGAAACTCGTGATGTAGTACGGCACGCGCAGACGCGGGCTGGGGTTCATCATGACTTTGAAGATGCGCTTGTCGACCATCCAGGCGGTAACGAAGTACGGCTTCAGCGGATCATCCACTCCGGGCACCTCGTACTCCATCAAATAGCGACCGAGCACAAAACCGTGGAACTCGATGGCATTTATGAACGCGTCATCCAGCACGTTGTTGCGCCCCTCCATCTGGGCGCGCTCATAGTCGAAGATCTGAATCCATTCTTTGAATCCGCGCCCCTCGTAGGCTTGAATGATCTCGCGAATGTCGTCCTCGCGGTAGCCGGGGAGCCCGATGAGGTTGTAGAGATCGTTCACCGACATACGCTGGCGCTCGAAGACCTCTGTATTCTTGATTGACGTCGCTCCCGGGCTGAACCATATGTCCCAAGGGCTCACACGCTCCCACTGGAACACCGCGGACTCGTGCGCGACGAGCTTTTTCTTCTTTTTTTCCCACTTCAGCTCGGTTTTCTTGCGCGTGATCGGCCCTTTGATCACCGCGTACTTGTAGATGGGCAAGTCGGACAGGAATTCACTCAACGCATTGTAAAAATAGCCCTTTTCGAGGATATCATCGACCTTCAGCTGCGCTTTCTTCGCCTCTTCCCCCGCTTTTCGCCGCTCATTGAGCTTGACAGCGTCGTACAACTCCTCCAACCGCTCGATGATCAGATCCTGACCGACCAATTTTCCCTCTTGGTTCTGTTTCATAATCTCTTCGTGGACTAATCCGGCGATATTCATCTCCAAAGACTCCGGAATCACGGGGTCTTCGCACGGCGCGAGCGTCCATGGGCGGTCAGAGTTCATGTAGACGTTGCGCAAGAGGGCAGTTGCGCCGCGGCACTTCATTGTCATGAGGCGCGAGTACGTTGTGGCGCCCCCCATCGACTGAATTTGCTGCAAAATCCCCGGATCATAGACACCGTTGTAGGCGCGCATGTCGCGGATCAGCTCGTCGTCGACGGAAATCACGCGGCGGTGGCGTACCGCCTTCTCAAAACGCTGCCGGATGTAGTTCGCAAGTTCAGTTGCGACCTCAACTGGGATGTCGGCGAGGCTCACGGAGCGCTTTTCGGCGGCGTCCAACTCGTCATTGCCCACCACGCGCAGTAGTCCGCGCCCCTGGTGCTTCATTGGCTCCATGGACTTGTCTATTTTCTTCGAACTGCCGGCGGCTGCGCCATCAAACAGGCCAGGAAGCGGGCTCATGGCGCGGGCCGAGTTGCCTAGATTGCCGCCGGTGCCGGCGAAACCGGCTGTGCCGGGGTTGGTATCGATCGCGCCCATCTTGTTTTTCTCGTTCTAAGTGCCTGGAGTATAACAGCTTTCTTATGTCCATGCCCTCGGGTCAGGCGGCGGGGTAGGTTTGTCGTTCCGTCGAATACGGTTTAACCGACTGAGAACATTACCACTATGCCCAAGGACACCATACTGCAATGCGTCTGCTATGTCACTCCAGGGATGACTTTTGCTTGGCAGCGGTTTCAGCTGACCGTCCTTGAGCCGATCATATCGGTAGCGTGCCTGCATGGCGCGTATGAGGTTCGTGCAGGACGGGGATATCAGGAGCGCAGCGCCGCCGTCCCGCTGCTGCAGCAGCCACTTCTCGACGGCGCGCAGGCGCGGGTCGATCAGATTCGTCATGGCGGGCTGCGAGGCAAAGCCGAGGCGCGTGATCGCGCGGAACACACTCTCCTCACCAATCTGTCCGCGGGCTATGCCGGAGGGGTCGCCTACGATCCCCACGGGGAGGCGGGCGTATTTGGCTTGAGAGAGAAGCGGGCGCAGCTGCAGCGCGATGAACTGCTCGACGCCCATGCTGCCAGAATTCTCTGTGATCACTTCGTCTATGACAACGAGTCGCCCGCGGGCGTCCATCTGGGTAATGACAGCCGCAGGGTTTCTTCCGAAGTCCATTCCAACCACGACGAGAGTTCCGGGGACGGGTAGGAGGTTGCTCTTTGCGACGTGGAAGTCACTGCGGAAAGACGCGCGGAATACAGCCTCGCCGGCAAGGCTAGAAGTAATCTTGTTGTCAACATACTGCTCTACCCACTCCGCTGAATTGTTGAGGATCAGATCTTCGTAGTATCCAGGCACGAGATGCTCACGGTTCTCGGCCCCAGGGTCCCGCGCCCCTGGCTGTGTCCAGTAACCCCAGCTCGGGGGCCTTGGCTTGCCGTCTGGCATGACCCCCTCCTCCAATATAGGATACCAAGGAGAGTCTTCTGAGAACGAGTTGGTTTCGCCAATGACGCCGTGCCAGGTCGGTCCTCCATTATCCATCGAAGGAAAGCGCCCGCATCTACCATAAACGTCCATGAGAATTTGAGGGGGAAGTTCACGCAACTCAGAAAGCCAACCAGCCGTGATGTCGAGAGAAAGGAGGCGTTGTACGTTTTCAGGCGTATCCAACGGCAGCATGATCCATTCGGATTCGACATCACCAGTCCGCAACCAGAATGTCTTGTGTTGTGCTTCATAGGTCACTACTCCGCGGAGTAACTCCGCTACGGTCTTCGCGGTCGTTGTTTGCAGCTGCGGCAACGTGTTGCGCACGAGCGCGAAGCGCGTACGCCGCTTGCCATCCTTCGGGTCCGGCCGTTGCTGCATGGCGCGGCGCACCAACTCCATAACCATACCCGATGACTTCCCCGAGCCCACCGGGCCGCGGATCAAGCGCACGCGTTGATCCGACTCCATCAGCTTGCTGACGGTCGGCGACGCGTGATACTCGAACTCATTCGACATCAGCGCACTCGTGCCACGTTGGCGGTCGACGGCATGTGCAGGATGCACTGATCGCAAGCAGGGTACGGCCCTCTGAGACCGCCGTGACCGCGGGCGCCCTTAAAAATCACGCACAGGTTGTGCCATGTCGTGCCGATGGAACGGCCACAGTAAGTGTAGTCACCCTCGACGGGGTTCTTGCGCTTCGCGGGCGCGGGGACCATGTGGGCGACGCGGCCGGTGGCGCAACGCACCCAGAAAAATCTGGACATCCGGTTCATTTTCGCTCTCCATTGGGGGTTCATATTTGATCTCCTAAAAAGTCGGGGGTGCTGTAACAAGCAGTCACCCCCGCGGGCTACATGAGCTTAATGTGCTTCTTGATGAGCACTTCGCTTGCGCGAGTGAATTGTTTTGTCCGCATCTCGCGCTCGATCCGTTTCCGCATGTGCGGAGGCACCTTCGGCAACCATGT